GTTGTGATCTTATTATCAATATTGGTTGACGCAGTGCTAATTCTATCAATAGTAAGTGAGTTTACACCATTCTGAGTAAAGACATCATTCGGTCTGACATCCAATGTGAAATTAGATTGAGTACCAGTCAATGTACCAGTAGCACCACCAGAACTAACATTGAAGTTAGTACCAAGAATAACAACCTGAGAATCCATCATCAGGTCAGCAGCAAATCTAATATTGTTTGTATCTGGATCTCTACCGATCATTGAACGTGCATCAGTAACCTCAAACGCGAAGTGATCGCTTAGAGTACCGATTTCAATACCATCACGCTCAAGAATCTCCCCATTTCTGAATGAACCATAAACCTGATATACCTTGAACATCGATCCACCAGATACATCTGCTTCAACAAATGCTTTTGCCTTAGAAGTTCTACCTCTAATAACGTGACCCTGAGTAAGTGTAACTGCAGCATCAGTCTTAAAGATTGTTAGAGGTTGTAGGTCAAAAACATATGCTTTGAAGATTGTACTAGTTGCATTTACAGTTGTACCACTGTGATATTCAAACGCAGCGATACGACCAAGTGCAACAATCTGTCCATTGCTAGAAAGATTACTGCCTTGTGCTTGATCTCTGAACTCAACAACTTGGTAGTTTGCAGTAATATTGTTACCGTTGATGATAGGGGAACCCTGTACATTATTCATCAACATATACTGACCCAACTCAAACGGGATGATTGAGTTTTGTAGAGCAAGAGTATCCCTTGGTTTCATCAGATCGATGAAAGTTGGAACAAGAGTTTCAGATTCAAAACCTCTTACATATGCCTTTCCAGGTCCAATCTCTACAGCATAGTGTGCAGTGGATGCAGGATTACCTTGAGGAGAGATCTCACCAGGAAGATATACACCACCATTCGCACCATCATTATAATGTTCTCTAATACGAACATCAAAATCACGAACTGTATAGTCACCAGACTCGTCAAATGTTCTTCTAGCAAGTTCTTTTGCTAGTTCATTGTATGCAGATCTTTCAACAAAAGATTCTACTGCTGATCTCCTAATTCTAAGAAGTTCGATGAAGTTTTTATCAGTATCATCATCGATAACTTTTTTAACTAGACTAGTTCTGATCCTAAATCTATGAGCACCAGGAGCAGAATAGTTAGATGTACCAGTCGCATTATCATTTAGACTTGGATCATCTTCAGGAGTAACAATAGATTCGAAGATTTCTAGACCAATTCTATATGAAGGATTGTTTGTATATTGATCAAGAATAATAGTTTGTTCGTTTACATCTACAAAGTGACCTCTAATAAAGTAAACACCATTAGCAATACTAGCAGTAGAACCAACAGCGGTAGAGTTTGTAGGAAGTAACTGTGCAAATGGAGTTCCAATCTCAATTAGAGATGAACCGTAAGTAATTTCAGAAGCACAAACCAACTGTTCATTATTAACGAACTCTCTTGTATCTGAATCAGTACCACCAGATGTCAGATATTTAACGTATAGAGTAATATAACCACGCTCAGATTCAGTAGAAGAAATACTGAATAAAACTTTTGCCTTAATACCAGTTGTTAGACCCTCAACAATCGTACCTGTAATTTGACTTCTATATTGTTCAACGTCTGCACCCAAGAATGAACCCTGAAGGATAACTGCCTTAGCATCAAGGTCATAACCAATCTGACCAGGGATGACCATACTGCCATCCTTAAACATATGTGTACCAAACGATTCAATCTGATTTTGCATCAGGGATTGAAGCGTCGTCAGTTCACGAGCTTGGATAGGATACCCAGGGCGGAATAGCACTCGGTAAAAATTATTCGCCTTATCGAAATCGTCGAAATAAGGGGCGATATTCAGATTGGTATTCTGAGGCATTGTTTTAGAACTCTACTACGATCTTGATGTCTTCAATTTGGTCGCCTGCACGGGAGATTGCTCTCCTATTGTCTATGTAGATCACTTTTCCAGAGTCTTTTTTCACCTCGGGTTTGGCGTAACCAGATGTGAATGACATACCTAGGTCATACTCAGTGTTGTTAATAACACGAGTTGCTTCACCAGGAACGATCGGGAAGTTAATATCAGGGTCGGCAGAAGTACCAGAACCTGAACCAACAACTGTATTACCACCATCAAAGACTGTTTTATTACCAGAGATTTCAGGGAAGATACCATCAACTCTGTTTTGGTAATACTTAAGAACTTTTGTCGTGGAGTTCCAAGACACAACTCGACCTCTAGCAGTCACCTGTTGACCACCAACAGTACGAGTTTGTGTGATAATTTCGTCAGTATTAAATGAACCTGTGAAATCGGGCGAGAAAATCACAGCGTTAGTAGCAGACAAAGTGATAGCGTCTGCCAATTCTTCAGTTCCAAACTTGAGAGGGTTCAGAACCAAACCGATACGTCTGTAATCGTTATCAGTTGGGAAATCACCAGAACCTTCATCGTATGTGAACTTAGTGTTGATCATTACACGGAAACCACCCAACTCAATTTGGGGACCTGAACCGTGTCCACCTTTCGGAGGAATGATCACGTCGATAGCACCACCAGATCCAGTACCTGCACCGATACCGTTGATCTCATCAATAATAACCTTACCGAAGGAATAGTTAGCACCACCAGAAGTTACAGTAGCAGAGACGATACGACCACCGTCAACCACAACAGAGATTCTTCCACCAGTACCATCACCCTTGATGGGGATGTTTTCATATGTACCGTTGTTATATCCAGAACCTGCAGATTGGATAACAACAGTGTCAATCTCACCACCAACAGCATCAGACACAACAGCAGTATCTGTCAACACAGGCATATAGTCACCTGAGAAGAACTTCAGCACCTGACCCACAGGGATCGTGTACATATACTTCCAACGATAACCGTCAGCAGTTGTGATAATAGATGTAGATGTACCTGTCGGTTCAACCGTTGAAGGTTTACCGTTAGGATCACTTGGAGATGTACCGTTGTAGATACACTTATACGTTTGATAAGATGAGTTAACAACGTAGAAGTCAGCATCATATAGTTTGGTAGCACCAGAAGATGCTGTTTTACTGGATGAATAATCGTGACGATACATATCGTACACATAACCCAAACCACCAGTGGTTTGTTCGGGTGGGATCCAGTCAATACGACGAATAACCTGAACAGCGTCGTTCGCAAGAACACGCTTCATCGAGATCATATCATCGAATGAATCAGAAAACTCCTGAAAAGAATCAACGGGGGTCGGAGGATTGTTCTCGTTATCCCATTCTTGAGGACGCCCAATGTACACATATAGACGATCCCTATTTGCACCAGCCGCTATGTCTGACTGGTTCTTGTCAGGACCTTCTAGTGATTTGATGAATTTTTCCGCAGTAAAAATTCTAAATTGGTCAGTAAGTAGTGCCATTGGACAATTTCTACCTTCTCTTTATTTATGAGGGTTTTAGTCGGGTTCGTTTCTGAGGTATGAAAGATACTCAATTTTCAGGGGTGTGCCCACTGTTCCTGTCGAACCACCAGTAACAGTTTCGTTGTTATTCCAAAGGAAGTTACCTGCATTTCCTACTACAGTTTTAACTACCAGAGTCCGAGATGTTGAATCCCAAGACTTCACAGTAGCAGTAATACCAGTGATAGATCCTGTAACAGTTTCATCAACTGTAAAGTTTCCATTTTCAGGATTAGTGCTACGCATAATAAATTGCACCTCAGCAGGGTGCACATCACCATCTCCCAGTTCACCTGCTACAGATACTGTAGGAGATAATGGAGGATTGGAACCATCAGTCATCTGGTCTCCAATCGCAAACAAAGTGGTATTTGTACCACCAACAGTTTCTTCAATACCATAAAGTGAAGATGCGATTCCACCATCAAGGTTGATCTCACCTTCAAAGTCAGTATTAGTATTTACCAAATCGGGGATGCCATCACCCGCTCCACCTACTTCATCATCATCTTCGAATGCCTTATCTTGAATGTAACTGATAGGAACAGTCAAGGTTATAATTCTTGAATCAGCAAGATCGATCAAGACGTGTGGTTCAACACCAGTTGAAGATGCTGAAGCAACACCACCAGTAAAGTCAATAACCTGTGACTTAACTTGAGAGGATCCACCATCAATGAAAGCAAGTTCATCAACCTCGAAAACGAGGAAGAGTGCTCTCTGTTCTGGAATCCAGTCATACACCCTAGCAATTTTGTTACTAGAACTTTCTGTGGTTCTAATAACTCTGTCTCCAACGTTAAAGTTGTATCCTGAAACGCCATCGACATCTGCCAGTGAATCGACTGTTACCTTTTGATCATATCGGAAGTTAAGAGCACGGTCGCAACCAGTGAATGAGGTAAGTGTTTTACCTGTATATCTGATAACTTCTCGACCGATAAGAATTTTGCCCGAACCAGGGTAAGGAGCAGTCGTTTGTACATAGATGGTTTGATCATTCTCGTCTACGTCTGCAAGTAGACCAGATATGTTATAGAGGTTAGAGTTAAATGATTGACGGTTTCTTGACTGTTTAGTCAAGTCAGTGTTCCGTGTAAACAGAACTGAGGGTGCAGACGAATATCCACCACCAGGGTTGATAACATCAATAGATGTAATTGAACCTAGATTGATGTTTGCTTTCGCAACACCACCAGATCCACCACCACCGTTGAGTAAGATAGTAGGTGCAGTTTCATAGAACTCACCAACGTTAGAGACATCGACAGATTTGACAACGCCAAATTCATCAACCTCTGCAACGCCAGTTGCACCTTGCCCCCCGCCACCAGAGACAACTAAGTTGATGTCTCCCAATTCATAGTTTGCACCAGGATTTTCTAGTGACAAACCAGTAACGAGTCCAACAACAGGACGAAGTTCAGCACCTGATCCACCACCACCTTTTACTTCAGCAGTTGTGGGAGATGAGAAATACTCGTCACCGTTAGACAAAACTTGTATGTATTGAATAGATCCTGCAGGAGCAATGATAGTACCGTCAGGTGCAACCTCATCCTGCTCATACAGGATTGCTTTTGCTACTGCACCGTGACCTGCGCCTTCAGTTTCTAATTCAATTCTAAATGGATCGTATCCTTCGCCAGGATCCAAAACTCTTACTGAAGCAATCTGACCATTTGATATTACTGGTTGTAAGACTGCTTCTCTGATTGGAGTACCACAGTTACCGACTTTAAGTTGAGGAGGGTCAGATGGATTATATCCACTCCCACCATCTATCACATAAACCTCTCTAACACCATAGATGCTGTTAAAGATTGGTTCAATAATCGCTCCGCTTCCTGGTACTGATCTTGGCATTTACTTATCTAATGTCAATGGTTCCAACCATAGCTCCGTGGATAGTACACTGATAATACAAAGTATTAGGTGCATCCATAGGAACTGTGAAAATCTGGAGACCAGTGTTAGAACCAGTGATTCCAGTTGTGTATGCAGATCCACCATTAGATGTTCTAATTGCTAGTGGGTGAGCACCACCTGCTTGGTTATACAAATCATAGGTAAATCCACGGTACAAAATGATAGTAGGACTACCAGTAGCACCTGATGAAGGGAACCCTGGTCCCTGTACTGTATAACTTGTTTGTCCTGCAGCAGTAAATCTGAACAGGATAGTAGGAGAAGGTTTATGAATTGTACTATTATTATGTCCTTTAATAATTGAT